CGAGCGCACTAGTGCATAGACAACGCCTGATTTCTTCAAAGAAAGATAATCAGAAGGGTACATTGCATAATTCATCGATTGAAGTAGAGCAGACCATTGGCTACTAACTTCTTCCAAGCCGTCGTTTCTTACAGTGTCGACTACTGGTTCCATCTTCATATCCCCAATGAAGGTTTTAAAGGTCTGATCTAAAAACTTATCAGTTTTGAAGATCCCTTTACCTTCGCGTACAGATACATAATACGCTAAATAAGGATTTGATAGGAAATGAGAGGCCATGCGACGCTGGTCAAGTGATATTTTAGGGTCAACGCCTGGGGGGATGGTTAAACCAAAACCACCCAGATGCCGTGGAAGATACCAATTAGGGAAGAATTTTCGATTCCCAACTTGGATCAAACCTTGAGGCATTCCAATTGATTTCAAATGGAGCTTCATGATGGTCGGGATCCAAGGCGAAAGCCATGGCGAACGACCAATCATTTGGTTGACACCTTGTACCAAAGCATCAGGTGTATCCGGATCCTCCTCAGGTGTATTGGTGAGGAAGCGCTGGTTCAAATATGAAAATGGAACCACACGGAGACCGTCATGCGTCTTGACAATATTGAATGTTTGTGAATTTATCATGCAGAAATCACGGGAGACATAATTCTTACCTCGCGAAGGGATCAAGCCGATTGAATTAGCTTGATCTTGCCATAAGCGGAAAAAATACTCATCTGTTAAGAAGAGTTTGTCATCACCGTTAACAACTGCATTATGGATTGATCGCTTCAAAACAGAGAAGTAATTATCTTTTCTCATATAAATCTTCTCATCACCCCAACCAACATGAATTAGTGAATCGTTAGGAACTTTAGAAAAAGTTTCCTTCATGATTTCCATCGTGTGGAAGAGGAGAGAGAGATTAATGACACAGAGAGAGAAAAATGACATGAGATGCCCCATAGGACTTTTGTCGATCCCAAGGGAGACAAAATCACCCAACAGGGTGTTCTCTTGTACTAACTTTTTATCTTTCTGCTCCTCCTTGTCGAGTTTTCGTTTTTCGACGCGAGGGTAAAGATTGTAATTGGCACTCATTGATGCTAATGTCATGCGGAGACCATAGAGAACCTCACGGTAATCATGGAACAAATCCTGAGACAAATCAGAGAGAGCCTTCTCCAAAGAAGAGTAAAGCGATAACACTGTATCGGAAGATAATTGATCAGTAGCGGCTTCGTAATCAACGGATGCATAACGAAAGTACCCAAATAGGTGCTCGCGTGAATCATCACCAGATGAGAAGACAGCTTTAGTCAATCTTTCTACTAATGGAGTAGCATCATCATCTCTCATAGAGGAATGACGGCAATTTTTCCAAGCAGATAGAAAGAATCCTTGTACAGGTTGGAGAGCGATATTCTGAGCTCCACGGTTAATTCCAAGCATACGGAACTTTGAAGGTTCAGGTAATGCGAGGATACGACTATAGAGATGAGGAACACCGTTTTCCCAATCGACATGTAATGTACCGGCGGCCCTTTTAAGACGATCATCGCCAAAAATTTTAGCAATTTCGTCAGGTCCGGAATAAGAGAAGGGTTCTTGATTTCCTTCGCTTAAACGTGAGATGTAGCCAACACTCACACGGTACATGTTAGGGTTGCGTGATTGGTATTGATCAAGATCTAGGGTAGAGATTTCTTCAAATTTGTCACCTAATCCATAGAAAAAGCACTGGTGCTGCTGAACAACAGCAGACTTCCAAGTGCAGTATTCATCAAGAAGGGTAAGAAGGCCCGTTTTCGTGTTAAGGCCACCACCTTTTCTCCTTGAAGGATTGAAGGGAGGAACGCCGGCAGAGAGTCCAAGATTCAGTTGAGTAAACTCAGCTGTAGCTCTTGTTGTGACTGTCAATTTTGTAGGACCTGAGATATTATCTCTAGTCTTCAAACGACTTTCCATATACTTGAGGACAATATCCAAACCAACTCGACTAAGCGTAGCTTTGTACGAATCAGAAGGACTTTTCTCCACACGCGAATATCGTTCAGAATGTAGACGGAATGCCTGGGCCCTCTTAGAAGGACCTAATCCTGGCCAAGCTTGCTTTGATCCTTTTTGAAGGGAATAAACAAGTGATCGGTCACGATGCACGAGTCTTGAACAGACGAAACGATTTATGATACCAAAAAACAACTTATCACTAGAAGAGATCCAAGACGGACGGGGGACTTTTTCGATGTTTCCAACAACTTTAGAGAGTAGAGAATCCAAAAAATATTTTGAATAGGATTGCTCACTATCGTTATCATCGGAGACAGAGTAAAGTCGCTGCCAGGTCTGGGATGCACTTCGGACAAGTCGGTCGAACCTAATCGGAGCACGAGGTTTCTGTTGTGACAAGTCACTACATTGAGCCAACATGCGAGTTAGAATCGGACGCAACAGGGTAATCACGATTTCTAAACAGTCTTGCAGCTTTTGAGCCTGCTTACTATTTAGAGGTGAGGGATTCACATATCCCTCTAGTCGACAGTATGAAATTTCTCTTTCTTTATCTAACGAATAAGAAAGGTGGGTTTTCATTCCATCGACTAACCGAACGATCAGTGATTCGGGGCATGAAATATTCATGCTCTCTTTACCCGAAAAAACAATCGTAGCAGCTGCCGCTCGCTGCCATCCGGCCGCGGGTTGTCTTCCTTTTGTTTGTGACATAAGGAAGGCTACGGGACACTAAAGAAGTTTATGTGTCCAGGATCGAGCGTAACAACGCGCAGTATTAGTTATGAAAAGTAACA